AGTCAGCTGTACCAAAAACTAAAAATGGTATGTTGAAAGCTGTTTATGAAATTGCTAATGGACTGAAAAAAGATCAGTTATCGGCAAAATATGAACAGATCGTCAAAGCTCTGTCTATCACAGAAAATGGTGATGGAGACGGAGATGATGATGAAGAAGAAGCATCTGAATCTAAGCGTACTAAAGCGGGAATCACGGCAGAGGATCTAAAGATCGATGTTAAAGATGATATTGCCGCATTAGTTGAGGGTGAAGATACTCTTACTGACGAGTTTAAAGAAAAATCATCAACTATCTTTGAAGCTGCAGTTAGAGCTAAAGTCATCGAAGAAGTTAATAAGAAAGTTGAGGAAATTGAAAAATTACATATGACAGAACAAGAAGCTCATAGTGAAAATTTCCAAAAAGAACTTACTGAAAAGGTCGATGGTTATCTCACTTATGTTGTTGAAGAGTGGATGAAGGAAAATGAATTGGCAATCGAAAGAGGAATTCGTTCCGAATTGGTTGAAGATTTCATGTCCGGACTCAAAACTCTTTTCTCAGAGCACTACATTGATATCCCTGAAGAGAAAGTTGACATGGTTGACGACTTATTTACAAAAGTTGATGATCTTGAGTCCTCTTTAGATGAAGAAATCAATCGTGGAATTGAACTTCAGAAAGAATTAGCACAATTCAAGAAAGAAGATGCTCTCAAGGAAGCAACAAAGGATTTGGCAGATACTGAAACCGAAAAAATTGCAAAATTAGCAGAAGGTATTGAGTTTGAAAATACAGAACAATATACCGAAAAATTATCCGTTCTGAAAGAAAGTTATTTTCCTAAGAGCGATGCCGTAACATCAGAAATTACTGAAACTGATGAGAACATTGAGACTACAGACGAAGAAAGACCTGTAAAACTCGATGAAAACATGAAATATTATACTTCAGCGATAAGTCGCTATCACACTTAATTTTAACCTTTTAGGAGAAAAAAATGTACCTATCTGAAGACCTTCAAAAGAAGTGGGGTCCAGTACTTGAGCATGAGGATCTCCCAAAGATTAAGGACAATTATCGTAAGGCTGTTACAGCAGTTCTCTTAGAGAACCAAGAAATAGCAATGCGTGAGTCCGCCGGCCAAGAGGGCGGTATGTTTGGGAATATCTCGGAGGCTGCTCATGCCAATAATATGGGTGACGGGGAAATCAACTATGTTGATCCTGTTCTCATTTCATTGGTTCGTAGAGCAATGCCTAATCTCGTTGCTTATGACGTTTGTGGCGTACAGCCAATGAACGGCCCAACTGGATTGATCTTTGCAATGAGATCCCGCTATACATCACAAGAAGGAACCGAAGCTTTAACCAATGAAGCTGATACCGATTTTACCGGAGCAGGAACTCATGGGGCCCAAGACGGAACCATGCAGGCCACAACCGGTACTGGTATGACTACAGCCGCAGCTGAGGACGTTACGTTCCCAGAGATGGCATTCAACATTGACAAAGTAACTGTTACAGCTAAGTCACGTGCACTCAAAGCAGAGTACACAATGGAATTGGCACAGGATCTTAAAGCCGTTCACGGTTTAGATGCTGAAACAGAATTGTCAAACATTCTTTCAAGTGAAGTTCTTGCTGAAATTAACCGCGAAGTTATGAGGACTATCTATACAAATGCCGTAGCTGGTGCAGCACATAATACTGCAACACCTGGAACATTTGACTTAGATGCTGATTCTAATGGTCGTTGGTCAGTAGAAAAATTCAAAGGCTTGATGTTCCAAATCGAGCGCGAAGCTAACGCAATTGCTAAAGCCACACGTAGAGGAAAAGGTAATATTCTTATTACTTCTTCTGATGTTGCGTCTGCATTGGCAATGGCTGGACAACTATCTGGTGTTCCAACAGGCAATGATATTCATCCTGATGATTCCAGTGCTACAATGGTTGGTACTCTTAATGGTCGATTCAAAGTTTATGTCGATCCTTATGCACCTACTTCTGCAACTAACTTCTTTACTGTTGGTTACAAAGGTTCGTCAGCATATGATGCCGGACTGTTCTATTGTCCTTATGTTCCACTACAAATGGTTCGCGCCGTTGGTGAGAATTCTTTCCAACCAAAAATTGGATTTAAGACTCGTTACGGGCTCGTATCTAACCCATTCGCTAACTCGGGTGGAACTGGAGCACTGACAGCTAATGCTAATGAGTATTACAGAGTTGTAACTGTTACAAACTTGATGTAATAGTAGTAATACAATTGGCCTCAGGCGAATTTAAAGGGTGGGCTTTTGTCCACCCTTTTTTTATGCTTACTAAATAGTAGTAGTAATAATAACTAGGAAAGATAAATGGCTTTAAATGATCAAGTTAAAAATATAAATCCTCTAACAGAAGTTCAATTCAAATTTGAAATTGTAGGATTTCCTGCAACAACATTTTTTGTTCAAACTGTTAATCTTCCCGGTGTAGCATTCGATCCAACACCAATAGGTCGACCTATGCGAACAGATGTTAATATAATGGCAGGTGCTGTTTCGTATGAACCCCTAGAAGTAACATTTGTTGTTGATGAATATTTAAAAAATTGGTTAGAAATGTTTAACTGGGTGACTGGAGCTCAACCACATTATACAAATGCGGTATTAACTATATTGAGTAGTTCAATGAATCCTACATTAGAAGTTCATTTTGAAAATACTTTCCCTACAAATTTAACAGAAATAGCATTTGATAGTACAGTATCAGAAACTACAAGCTTAATATCTACTGTTACATTTAATTATTCTGTTTATACAATTAAAAACTTATTGAATAACTGAAATGGCGAAACCTAAAACAGTAAGATCGATTGAGAGAAAAACACCTACACCAAAAAGAACCAGTATAGGTAAATCGCCATATTCTAGACCAAAGAATAAACACAAAAAGAGGAGCTGGAAGAAATATAGAGGACAAGGTAAGTGATACTATATTAGTGTTTCTGGCGAACACACCTTATTATAACATAGATTTTTTATTTGTCAAGTGAGCAAAACCACATGAACTGGATGCACACCCTGTAGATGATTTAATTATACCACATTGGAGATGAAGATGGAATGGGAAGAAATTGAGGGCAATGAAGTTCATTCAACAGCTGTAGTAAACTGGGATCAAATTAGTATTGGAACGGGTAATAAAATCGGCCCCTATGTGTGTATCGGTACAGATGCCCAACACACCAGAGAAGAATCTTCCGGTACAATAACAATAGGTAATAATAATATTTTTAGAGAATATACAACTGTTAATTTACCTACACGTTATTCACGATTAACAAGTATAGGAGATGATTGTTATTTTATGGCATTGTCTCATATAGCTCATGATTGTGTGGTTGAAGATGAGGTAATATTCTCTAATAATGTAACTCTGGGTGGGCATTGTCATATTATGAGAGGATCACAATTTGGGTTCAATACTATAGTTCACCAGTTTCAGGTGGTCGGTTCGCATTGTTTGCTTGGTATGGGTACTATTATTCCTTCAAAGATAAGAATTGAACCGGGCAATGTTTACGCAGGGAATCCAGCCAAGTTGTTGAGAATTAATTCTATAGGTTTAGAAAGACGAAATGTTAGTTTTCCTCAACTTAAAGATGAAAAAATAAGATATGAAGAAGTATTAATTGAATTGAACAGGCATTATTCAAAATGAAATTTGAAGAAATACAGAAATTATGGTCAGGTGATTGTGAGATTGATGAAACAGAACTATCTCAAGAATCAGTAAAAATACCACAACTACATAACAAATATTTAATTTTCTTTCATGATGAGAGATTAAGACTCCGTACTATGAGGTTTGAATATAGTAAGCTCTTAAAGTTGAAGAGGGAATACTATTCTGGAAGAATGACCGCAGAAGAAATGGAAGCTCTTGAATGGGAACCATTTCAATTCAAATTACTTAAAGCAGATATTCAAGAATACATAGATGCGGATGAAGACATAATAGAGATTAAGAAAAAATTAGCGTTGCAAGAAGAGAAGGTTGATTATCTTGAAGCTATAGTAAAGGGATTATCCAATAGAGGATATTTAATTAAAAATGCAATCGACTGGAAGCGTTTTACAGAAGGGCATTGAAGATATTCACATATCTAAACATGATGAGGTGTATCTAAAAATTAATTGTGAACCCTCTGTTGCCCAAGAAATATGTGA